CGTGGCATAGTGACAGTATTTATAGCTAAATATTCGTATGAGCGAACTAGAAAACACCAGACAAGAAGTAGTTAATTATATTAAAAACATGCTAGGTGATGGCATGGTTGATATAGAACTAGATCCCAAGCACTATAATACTGCTATAGATCGTGCATTGGCAAAATTTCGACAAAGAAGTCAGGCTAGCACAGAAGAAAGTTATGGATTTTTAATATTAGAACAAGATGTTAACGAATATATTCTTCCATCAGAAGTAATGGAAGTTCGACAAATTTTTCGTAGAAGTATCGGTTCGCGCACCGGCGGAGGCAGTGGCGGTACAATTTTTGAACCATTTAATTTAGCATATACAAACACCTATTTGTTAAGTGCTAGTAACATGGGCGGCCTGGCAACATACTATGCATTTGCAAGCTATCAAAAGCTAGTGGGTAAAATGTTCGGAAGCGAAATCGACTTCATATGGAATGCTACAAATAAGAAGATTACTATCTTACAAAGACCACGGGGACAGGAAGAAATTTTATTATGGTTATACAATCATAGACCAGATTTTGCATTGTTTAGTGATCCGTATGTTGGTATTTGGTTAAAAGATTATGCTCTAGCAACATGTAAGGTTATACTAGGTGATGCACGAGAAAAATTTGGTACTATCGCCAGCCCTCAAGGTGGTACTACACTAAATGGCACGGCCCTAAAAGCAGAGGGAAAAGCCGAACTAGCTGAATTAGAACTAGATCTAATTAATTACAAAGACGGTGGAAAACCACTTACCTTTGTAGTTGGCTAAAAAACTATTGACAATTATACAGAATTATAGTAAATTATAGTATCGCTTGGAGATACTATGATTATAGGTTTTGTTGGATTCATTGGTTCTGGTAAAGATACAGCCGCAGATTACTTGGTTAATTTTCACGAATTTAGACGAGATAGTTTTGCAAACACATTAAAAGATGCAGTCGCTGCTGTCTTCGGATGGGACAGAACACTACTAGAAGGCCGTACTAAAGAAGCCCGCGAGTGGCGTGAACAAGTCGATCCATGGTGGTCTGCTAGACTAGATAAATCAAATCTTACTCCTCGATGGGTATTGCAGTACTGGGGCACGGAAGTTTGCCGGCACGGCTTTCATGACGATATTTGGATTGCCAGTGTAGAAAACAAAATGCGTAAGACAACTGATAATATTGTAATCAGTGATGTTAGATTTCCTAACGAAATTAAAGCTATTCATAATGCAGGCGGTAAAGTTATCAGAGTAACACGTGGCGCAGATCCAGAATGGTATCAGGATGCAGTAAATGCTAACTCAGGTCCTCAAACTATTGGATGGAGTATCGGTCGTCGACGACTGGAACAATTAGGTATTCATGCTAGCGAAACAGCATGGGTAGGTGGAGACATTGATGTTACAGTTTCTAATAACGGTACCATTGACGAATTGTTTGCGGCTATTAAAAATCAGGTGATAAATCTCCCTGTCTCCACGGTAAGTTAAGGCCGTGCAGTATTCGCTGACAGTTAGCGCACACTGTTTTAAGATTTGTTACCCTACAGTTATCTAAATCTCCATCAATGTGGAACACATTGAACTGTTGAAAATATTTGCTTATAAATCCGCATTTGTCGCATTTATTTTTTTGACGGTATCCCGATTTATACCATTTCGGTAATCCTTCTTTGCTACCCCTAGCACAATGGTCGCATGTTGACCTATAGAAGGGTTTCTCCTCCTTATAGTAATTAATTGCGACTGGTCGTTTGTCGCATTTTTTACATAGTTTCCTCATTCACGCCCTTTTCCTGCCCTTTTCATATGTATTTAACTTGGTAAAAAAATAGTAAACCACTAAATACTACAAACGATAATCCATCGAGGAGATTTACAAATGGCATTAACTTCACCGGGCGTACAAGTAACAGTAGTTGACGAAAGTTTTTATAACACCGCAATTCCTGGCACCGTACCTATTATTTTTGTTGCAACTAAAGCAAACAAGTCCACACCATCCGGCACAATTGCACCCGGAACACTAGCTTCCAATATTGGAAAAGTCTGGACTATTACAAGTCAACGTGATTTAACTGATACCTTTGGTACTCCACTTTTCTATACTGATAGCAACGGCAATGCAGTACACGGTGGCGAATTAAATGAATACGGGTTACAAGCTGCATATAGTACATTAGGTGTAAGTTCTAGATCATACATTGTTAGAGCAAATCTAGACTTAAATGAACTAGTACAAAAGACATCTGAACCAAAAGGCGAGCCGGGTTCAGGCGCATATTGGATAGATACTACATCTTCTAAATTTGGTGTTAGCGAATGGAATGCTGCTTCAAAAGTGTTTACAAATAAAACACCGTTGATTATCAACGACGATAATCTTATATCACAAGCCAGCGGACAGCCTATACAAAGTTTTGGAACAATTGGTTCTTATGCAATGGTTGCCACATCTGACAACTATAATACTTTATGGTTCAAAAATGACAGCAATGTATGGGTTAAAGTCGGATCTTCAGTTGAAACATCGTTTGGTGCTCCAATTGCTTCTGATACATTTACAAGTAACTGCTGGCAAACAAGCTGGCCAGTTGCAACAGGACTAGTCGGAACTCCAGTAGGCAATTCTACATTTTTTATTAATGGTACACAAGTTACTATTACAGGTACAACTCCTCAAGATATTGCAACAGCAATTAACTCGCAGATGCCACAAGCTGGAGTTGGCGCAAAGACAGACGGTATTCGATTATATCTATATGCAGATGCAACTGCAATTTCTAATAACTTGTCGGGATACGATGGTAAGATCACTTTATCTAACGGTACCGCAGGCACATTAGCTACTTTAGGTCTAACTGCTAAAACTTATGGTGCTGTAAAAATTGCAGTAGCGCCGCACTTCCAGTTTCCACAATTTGGAACAGACGGTTCTGCCACGGGCAGTGTGTATGTAAAGACCACCACTCCAAATAATGGCGCTGACTGGTCTGTTAAATATTACGACAACGTTACAAAAACTTGGACTACGATGGTTGCTCCAGTTTTCACATCAGCACACGCTGCTATTGCAGGATTAGACAATACTGGCGGCACATCATTAGCAGCAGGTAGAATATTTGTTAAGAGCAATATCGATGACGGTACATACGGATCTTCTACTGCTCCTGGAATTGCTGATTTTAGAATTTATAGAAGAACAACAACGTCTCCAACAGTAGTTGCTACTACTGTTGCTAGCGGTGTATTTTTTACTCCAGGCGACTCATTTAATATTACTGAATCTCTTGCAGGTAGTTCTACCCTAGCTTCTTCTAAAGTAGTTACTATTACAACTAGCACAGTAGACGGGTTTGCATCCGCAGTTTCCGCTGCAGGATTTATAAATGTATCTTCTGAATACGATTCTACAACAAGAGTATTAAAATTATCTCATAAGTTAGGTGGCGAAATTTATCTATCAGAAGGTAATGGCGCTCCTCTAGCAAACGTTGGCTTCTATAACGGCGGCCTTGCATTATATGCTGCAAATTTATATCCAGAAGGACAGCATTCTCCATATGAGTTGAGAGCAAGTAATTGGAAACCTATTGATCTTCTTACATCTACAGTAGAGTTTAGCGGGTTAGCTCCTAGCTCTGCTCCTGCAGACGGTACACTATGGTACTCTGCGGTACAAGACGAAGTAGATATTCTATATCACAACGGCACAACGTGGATTGGCTATAGAAATGCATTCCCTGATACTAATCCAACTGGCCCTATTATTAGAGCTACACAGCCTAATAAAGATTCTGGACAAAGTGATGGTTCGCCATTAGTAAATGGAGATATTTGGATTGATACATCTGATCCAGAAAAATACGGACAGAATGTTTATGTTTGGAATTCTTCTACAATTAAATGGGTAAAACAAGATTTAGCAGACAATACTAGCCCTAGCGGTTGGGTATTTGCTGATGCTCGTTGGGCCGTTAATGGACAATCAACTATTCCATCTACGATTATTAACTTATCAGTTAGTAATTTCTTAGATCCTGATTGTATTGATCCGGCACTATATCCACAAGGCATGCGTCTATGGAATACTCGTCGTAGTGGAAATAATGTTAAACGTTATGTTTCTCAGTACATTGATGTTACTGCTAACAATGGTATAAACATTAGATTTAACAGCGATGTAATGGATGGTACTATGGGAAGCGCCCCGTATGCAGCAGCTCGTTGGGTAAATGCTACTGGTAATAACACTGATGGTAGTGGACTATTTGGTAGACAGGCTCAACGAGGTATGGTAGTTAAGTCATTAAAGACGACTATCGATACAAACGAAGGTATTCGTGATACTGATACACTAGTAGCTAACTTAATTTCAACTCCGGGTTACCCAGAAGCAATTGCTAACATGGTTAGCTTAAACGTTTCTCGTGGATTAACATCTTTTGTTATTGGCGATACTCCGTTTAGATTAGCCTCTAATGGAACTGATCTACGTGCATGGGGTTCGAGCACAACTGCCCTTGACAACGGAGAAACAGGTGCTAGCACTTACGATGAATACCTAGCTATGTACTATCCAAGCGGATTTACAACTGACAACAGTGGAAATAATATTGTTGTTCCTCCAAGCCACATGATATTGCGTACTATTGCTATTAGCGATCAACGAAGTTATCCTTGGTTTGCACCAGCCGGCACACGTCGAGGCGGGGTTGATAATGCAACAGCCGTAGGGTATGTCAAGAATGGTGAGTTTGTGCAAAGCCCGTTGCCAGAAAGCATTAGAAATGTATTACAGGACCGCGGAATACAAATTAATCCGATTGCAACATTACCGGGCGCTGGTCTAGTAGTATTTGGACAAAAGACTCGAGCAAAGGCGGTAAGTTCTTTAGATAGGGTTAACGTGTCTCGTTTAGTTGCATACTTACGTAGACAATTAGATCTTTTAGCTCGTCCGTTTTTATTTGAACCAAACGATAGAATTACACGTAACGAAATTAAACAATCGGCAGAGAGTTTATTACTTGAACTAGTGGGTCAACGAGCTATCTATGACTTTATTGTACAGTGTGATGAACAAAACAACACACCGGCACGTATTGATCGTAACGAACTACACGTTGATATTGCTATTGAGCCAGTTAAGGCTGTGGAATTTATCTATATTCCACTACGCTTGAAAAACACTGGCGATATTCAAGCT